GTGTCGATGCGAGAATTGATCGGATCTGGCGCGTTGGATACCGGTTTGGTGACTCGGGCCGGGGCTTTGGACGCAATGCGCTCAAGTTCTCGGCCCTGTTGCAGCGGGGGAAGGGACAGAATGCGGATTGCTTCGTCAGGGTTCGAACCCAAGGCGTGCAGCACCTTGTGAGCGTCATCCAGGCCAACAACGCCCGCGATGAAATCCTGAGGTACGCCCAGCATTCCCAAGTTCTTCACGCTTTCTTCAAAGCCTGGAAGCTCCGCCTTGCCCGTCTCAAAGACGGAGTTGCATCGAGCGTTAAAGCTTTGTTCTGCGTTGAGCTTCTGCGCAGCTTGGCGGATGCGTTCATCGTCATTGACCGGCGCTTTCACCGCTGGTTGCTGAGTCTGGTCCGGCTGTTCGCCTCGTTGCGTGGCTTCAAGCAAGCGGCGATAGGTGTCTGCCTCTGCCCGGAGCGTGTCGGCTTCCCGTTGTGCATCATGTCTAGCGCGGGTCATTTCAGCGAATCGGCGTTGGACCCACTCAGGGGTTTTGTTTGCCTGCTCTGCTGCTAATTCCTGCGCGGCTTGCGACCCGGCCTCACTGTCGCTGTTTTCGGCCTGTTGCGACTGTTCAACGTCCAACACTTCTGGTTGTTCGGTAGTCTCGCCCAAAGTTTCATCAGTCATTGCATGGTTTCCCAAGTGGTCAGCGCTTGTAATCCCGCAAGCTTCGGGTATCGCGTGCGCAGATTATTAACCTGCGCGCACGAATTGTCGAACTTTCTTGCTTTTAGCGTGTTACTTGGATCTGGTAAACGCCAGCGGCTGGAACGAGTGCGCCCGCTGTTGGGTTGACGAAAGTCACCGTCAAAGTGTTCGCCGCGCTCACGCGGGCAGTTGCAGCGGCAACACCTGCGGTAATGCTTGGCGGCGTTACATCAACAAAGTCGCCAACTAGCAGGCCTGCCACGGTGAAGTTCTGTTCAGCACAAGTTGCCGCGCCTACAGATACCGGGGTGAGGGATTGGCTCACGCGCGCCATTGCGCGGATAGGGCTGGATGGAAGGGCCTTAAAAACCAAAGTGTTCAAGGTTGGTTCGTCAGTTTGTACGCCTAAGAAGTTGGGCATGGTGTTGGCTCCGGTTATTGCAGTGGTGAGGGCATGACGCCCGGTTGTGGTGCCTGGGGTTGAGGCGTCGGCATCGCCTGTTGTGGCATTGGCGCCGTGGCCTCTGGGGGTGATTGTACATCAGTCGTCGGATGCGGCTGTTGGTGGGCTGAGACGATGGTCTGAGCCTGCACAGCGGCCAGCGCCGGGGTGGTGCCCATCGCTTCCATGCGAGTGAACATGTCATTCAAGCGAGTTGTCATCGCCCGGTAGGCCTCGATCTCTGTACGCTTCTCTTTGTCGTCCAGGGTGCGCGCTTTGTCTGCCGACTCTTGCAGTGCCGAGGCGAGCATTGATTGCGTGTTCTGGAGCTGCTGCTGTGCATCCTGGAGCTGCTGCTGTAGCTGCTGTTCGGCTGGGGTTGGGCCTTCGCCAAGCAACTGCGGGGCAATCGAGTTTCGATAGCGCTCGGAAAGTTCCTCTGCGCCTGGGAAGTCCATCGTCTTGAAGAAGATGTCACCGGCTTTGTCCATAAAGCTCGGGTTGCCAATCGCAATGGCGGTCATCGACTCTGCCGCCTCTTCACGCTTGGTGGCGTAGGACGGACCAGCCTGGGCCACTACATCGTACTTGCCCACTGATGGGTTGAAGATCCGCGAAGCCTCGTTCTCGCGCTCGTCTTCCTTCTGGGTGGTCAATGCCTCTTTTTGGTTTGGGTCAATGCTAATCTGTTCATCGCTGCCATCCTCGGCCCGGATCTGGATAACCCGCGCGGTGTCGTAAATCTTCGGGATCAAGTCCACGATGATTTTCCCAGTAAAGCGGATCGACTTCGACATTTGGTCAATGTAGTGATACGTCGCCTTATCGCCCTGCTTGATCCGCTTCTGAATGGCAACGCCTGCGATCTCGTTGGCCTGCACGCCCATCGTTGGATCTTGCTGGCCTGAAACCATCTTCATTTCTTCGGCGGCAATCTGCATCCCGCTGATGTAGGCCCCGGCCATTTGCGGTGGCTGCTCGCGTTGAGGCGGTGCAACAGGGTTGCCTTGTTCATCTACGCCGTTGTATGGCAGATAGGGATAGTTGATGCGGTTGGCGTTCTGATAGTAAGACTCATAGCCCGCGATGGCCTGAGCCGAAGCCATGTAGGGTTGTTTCCCCTGTAATGCCACCTGCTCAACGGCTGAGCTGGTCCAGTAGTTGTACATGCGTTGCGGGTCTTTCAGGTTGCGAACGTGGCCCTTGCGGTCAAGTTCACCGTCAATCACCTGCTCTTCGCCAACCACGCGGACAATGGGAATGTACTTACCGGGCCAGTCTTTGCGGTCGATGATCTCGTCCCCGGCGATCATGCACCACTTCACCCGTGGAACCTGCACGCGGCGTTTCTTGATGTCGGGGGAGTCCTTGACGGCTTGGCGCAACTGCTGCGGGATCTCCGACAAGCGCATAGTGTCGTATTGGCCTGGTACGGGCTGTTCCGTCATCGGATCGCGGATAGGCATCGCAACGAGCCAATCCTTTTCATATTCGATGTAGAAATACTCGGCTACGCGCACCTTGTCCTTGCTGAGCCAGTCGGTTGCATTACCAAAGACGGAGCGGTCACCGATGGACTTGAACTTTGGGTATTTGCGTTCGTACTCTTCACGCGGCATGTCCTCAAAGACGAAACCGTATTGAGCATCTGACCCGTCCTCTTGGTCGCCGCTCATGTCCAGATAGACCGACAGCGGGTTTTTTATACGGCGAATGAAGATCTCTTGGTCAAACGAGTCCTCGTCCTTGTAGTCGGTCACGACGCGCCAGTAGCCGATACCGCCTTGAACCTGATGCATCATGGCTGTGCTGTAGGCATCTGCCGCGTTGCTGTTGTACTCAATGTAACGAGCCAGTCCCATGAACACGCTGGCCGCGTCTGCCGTCGCATCGCCGCCCACGGGGCTGATTTTGATCGCGGGCAAGTTCTGCTTAATCTCGTTCTGGATCATCAGCGCGTGCTGCCGCGTCTTGTTGATGGTCAGGCAAGGCCTTGCATCGAGTTCACGGCTCTGCGTCATCGCTGCGGGCCACTGGAACTTGTTATCGCTGTCGGCGTTGCAGAACTTCACATCATCAACATAGAGAACTCGGAACTCAGCCTCATAATCCTTGACCAGTTTGAACCTGTCGTGTGCCGTCTGCACAATGCTGTCGTCGTCTTCTTTGCTCATGTGGAATACTCGTTAATGCCCGGAGGCGTTGGGTTTGGCGACTTTATCATGACTGGCCTTCAACCCATCCATGACGTGCCACCGGGCGTGGGGCCTTGAACAATTCTAGGCTTGATATCGACTACGGCGCCCACCTTGCCCTTTTGGACTGCGAAGCGCCGCATCATGTAGGCGTAGCGGGTGGCTGACAGGATGTCATCGTTGACCTTTACGATTGTCCCGTCTTCCTTGCGGTGGTAGTTCATCTTCTCTTCGAACCACGGCGTGAGGTGTGAGAACACTTTGAATGTGCCCTTTTCCATCCGTGAATAGAGTTCGACTAGGCCTGCCTCTACCGAGTTGCCGCCCGTGGGCCACGATGCCATATCGTTGCACATCTTCCATCCTGCGGCCTTGTACGTCTCGGACAGGGCCTTTCCGCTGCCTTTGTCGTGCTGGTGTCCGTCGTGCGGCCATGCGGTGATAACGCCATTGGCCCACGGCTTGACCATCGTCCATGCCAGTTCTGGAACGGTGTTCGACTTCTTCCACGCCTGAGTCACATAAATGATGTCAGCGTCTTTGTCCCATGCAAGCTGGATGTGTGCCTGGGGGTGGTTCCATCCGTAGTCCATGCCGTTGATGAGATACCAATGATCGGGGATCTCAAACGCCTGACACGAAAATACGCTGTCGGCCATGTCGAAGATCAGACCAGAGCCTAGAAGCGGTTCGCCTCGGGTACGCATCGCCCTTTGCCATTCCGGGTACATCGCTAACAGCGTGCGCTTGGTCTGTTCGGTTAGGTGTGGCGCGTCATCCCATGTGGCGCGTTGCAGGTATTGGCCTTCGTTGGCGGCGTCCATGAACTGCACAACAAGCTCTGTGCGCCCATTCTCCGGCGTAAACGTGAGGATTCCACGCCCACCACGCCCTCGGTCACCTGTCGCGGTACGGGTCAGGACTTGAGGGAATATGGCCTTATCGCGGGGTTCTTCGTCGATGTGATACCAATCAACGGTGTCGCCCATGATTGCGTGCTGGCCCTGGGAATAGGACCAGAACTGAACAGTGGCCGTGCCGCCTGTTGCGTGCCGTACGGTGACCTGCCGCATCGCCCCGGTGGTGCCAGAGGCCGACAGGTAGCCAACAATGCGGTCAGCAGGAACAAGGCCACCAGACCACACACCATTCGCATAAACCCCAAACAGCACGTTCTGGAGCAGGTCGCGGGTTTTCTCCATTGAGTACCCAAGCAGCCAGAGCATGGGGGCAAAGTCGAATTTGTGGCCTTTCCAGTCATCCGGGTAATCCCCCAGCAAGTGAGCGGCGTCGATGGTCAGGCCGGTGAGCGTCTTTCCCACTCGGTTGGCAGCCATGAGCATGCAGGCGGTGTTTGATGCGGTCGCCTCAATGAACTTGTGTTGCCAGTGATAGAGCGTTTCAAATCGCTGCTTGAACTTCTCGCGATCCCGGCGCCGCTGCTTTTCCTCAAGCAGCGCCAGAAGCTGGATCTGCTCATTCCGTGTCGGCGGGTTTCTGGAGCTGTTTGATTTTTGCGTCGAGTTCGTCATCGGTCATGTCCTTGTAGGTGATCTGCCCGGAATGCTCTACCTCCTGTTTGTCACGCCATACGGCCTTTTGTCGATTCTTGAGCCAGAAGATGCAGGCGGTTGGATTTGGCGGGTAATACTTCCCATCCGGCCCAGTGAATCCAGTTGCCTGTTTGTACAGCGAAATTCCCACATTCCCGTCAGCTACGTCCTTGCCGTTTTTTATGGCCGCTGAAAATTCTGGGTGTTTTTTCTTCCAAAGCGTAATTGTTGCAACTGTTACATCAAAAGCATCAGCCATCCGAATGTCATCGAAGCCAATCAAGGCGTAGTTCTCGGCCTGGATCGCATGCTCGATGGTGTACTTAGTTGGACGCCCTACCTTAGCCATACGGCCCCCTTAAAGTAAAAACCCCGACACTATGGCCGGGGTTGAGTGTTGCGTTGATTGTAAGCGTGTGCGGGCGCTTATGGCAGTGGCGTTGGGATAGGCAAAGGCTTGTACTCGCTGTCGCCAATGATGTTCGTAACGCCTGGAGCATACTCAGAATCGGCCAGCGTGATCGACTGGTCAGCGATTGCTGTTTCTGCATCTGCCGGGGCTGGAAATGGTGGTGGTGTCGGGATATCAATTGTTTGCACGATCTCCGGCACTGGCTGCCCTGCTGCGGCTGCGGCCTTGGCCTGGTTCACATAGTCCTCAAGCGTTGGCTCTCCGGGCTTGGCGACGATCTCAGGCAGAACGGCGGCGTCGAGCGCCGATATCGTCATAGCGGTGAGCTTTTGAGTCATCATCAGCATAGCGATGGACTGCTCCGAACCTTCCCGGTGTTCTTTGGCTGCCATGCTGGCGTAGCAAGCTGCCTGGGACAGTGCAAGGGCGTCTTGCA